GCTAGGTCGTGGACAGGCCTATGCACAAGCAGCGATGGTCCCACATGCCAGTGTGACCGCTGGTGGGCTTACGCCTACCAGGTGTCGGCGGCGATCTCGTTGGGTGAGATCGCTCCAGGAGTATCTTGGCGCTCGTCCGGGTGTCATTGGTCGCTTGATTAGAGGGCGGTGGGTTCCAGACCTCCCCGATAGTCGGCGTGCCGTGACGGCCAACGCTGTGCTGGCGCTTCTGGAGGGCGACACAAAAGTTCTTGGTGGAGGACTAGTACCATCTGAGGACCCGAACTGCAATGAGCCTTTCCTCATTGTTCAACGGGACTCTGGCCGTGAGGTCATTGTTCCGAATCTTCTGGGTCGTCTTTGCCGTGGCACCTTCGGAAGGGAGAGGGATGCCAATCTTCTATCTCAACTGCGCTCACGGGCGGTTGAGTGGTGCACTAGCAAGGAGGTCGTGGAGGCCGTGGTCCCACTTCTTGTACCTGGCATGGTCGCTATGGCCATGTGCAAAACTGCACCGGAAAGCCTCGCTGAGGCTTTCCTGGAAGAGCAAGGCTTTTCCACCACTCAGAGTTGTTAGGACAGCCCTGTCTGCGTTTCTGGGTTATGCTTTGGGGTGCCACCCCCTTGCGTAACCGGTACCCTCGGGACCAAGAAGGTAGATTGGGCTGTATGCTCTGAGTCAAAACGTCAACAACGGACTGCATGGCGCAGCCAACTGGCAGGGACTTTTGTCCCTGTGGTTCATCGGTCCTGTCCACACAACGAGTTGGCCGCACTTGCTTTGCGGACAATGGGCCCGCTACCCCCGGAGGTCTTTACCCCTTTGCCACGTCGCACTTTGGTTGTTTGGCAGCAACTGCGTCGTTTTGTGAGGAGGTATGACCAGGGAGCGATGTCTCACTTGGACACTGCGATGAGCTATTCCGGAGCTCTGCGCAGGCGCTACGTCGAGGCCGCACGAAGTCTCGCAGATGATGGTCTGTCTGGGTTTAATGACTATTATTTGCGCGGCTTTCTGAAGGCTGAGAAGAATCGAGTGCCATCTAAGATGGCGAAGCCTAGGTTGATCTTTCCCAGGTCGCCTAGGTTCAATTTGGAACTCGCCTCTCGTCTGAAGCCGTTTGAGCACTGGCTGTGGGGAAGGCTCAATGGAAAGGTCATCGGTGTTGGTGATGGTTCAAGACTCGTTGCTAAAGGTCTCAATCCAAGGCAGAGAGCAAACCTGATACGTAGGAAGTTTGCTGCCATGCCGGATTGTGTCTGCTTTGAGATAGACGGTGCTGCGTTTGAGGCTCATGTCGGGCCCCACCAGCTGGACCAGGAGGAGCTTTTGTATGCCGCTGCGTTTCCGGGTGACCGGAGGTTGCGGTGGTTGCTGGGCTGTCAAAAGGTCTTGTTGGGGGCTGTGGCTGGTGCCAAGTTCTCACGCCCCGGTGCACGTGCCAGCGGTGATTTTAATACTGGTATGGGCAATAGTCTCATTTTCCTGGCTGAGGTCGTCTCTGCCCTTCGCGAGTTGGGCGTGGCGTTTGATGTTTTGGTTGATGGTGACAATGCCCTGCTGTTTGTGTCCCGTTGGTCTCTCCCGGTTGTTGTTGGGAACTTTGCTCGGTTGGTCCAGGAGTCTTCTGGACATGAGGTCAAGCTGGAGAAGCCTACGTCTGTGCTTGAGGAGATCCGCTTTGGTGGATCCGCACCTGTCTGGTGTGGGGAGAAGGTGGGTTGGAGTATGGTTAGGGATTGGAACCGAGTGCTCTCGGGGGCTTTTTCCTCCCATATCCACCTTCGTGAACCTAAGTTCGCCCGTCGTTGGATGAACGGGGTTGCCCGTTGCGAGCTTTCCATAGCTCGTGGTGTGCCCGTGCTGCAGAGCTGGGCCCTTGCTGCCATGCAGGCATTGTCTGGTGCGAAGTTGGCGCGCGCCGATTTTTATCGGGACTACTTCGCTCTTGGCGCCTGGATTGCTACTGAGGACACTGCGGTTTTGGTTGAGGATGCGGCCCGACAATCTTTTGAGCGGGCGTTTGGTGTTACCCCAGAGGAACAAGTTGTCATGGAGAGAGGTTTCGACTTCTCGGGCTTGGACAAACCTTGGGATTTTCGTTGGCCCAAACGTTTTGATCATTGGTTGGAGGAAGGCGGTGTCCATGATAGCTGGAACCTTGTCTGAGCTGCGTTGTGCCTGTCCTTGGCACTCGGCGGCTTCTTTTGGGTGGTCTCTGGTCACCGCGCGGATCGCGCTTTAGGGCGTCGGCCTTGGAGGTCGGCACGTGTCCCCCTGAGACGGGGAGCGGCAATCCCACAAGCCTTCGGGTTCTACCAAACTATGGTGAGGTAGCCAAGTTGGTGAGTCGACGCGTAGGAACTCTGTGAGACCGGCAACCAAGCATGTGGATTACACCTCTGTTGGCCCTTGGGAAGTTGGTCGGGGGGGCAGGTGGTTAGTAGCTGGACCGAGGCGGGTCGAGAGCCTCGAACGGAAATCTCGCTGCATGGATTTGGTCGCCCCATGTTGGCTACAGACTGGTCGGCGATCGCCCGGAG